GAATTGGTTGGCGACAAGATTCGTACGATTGTTAGTCAAGGTCAAGCAGATGACCAAGTCAGCAGTAAGTTTTTTATGAGTTAAAAATGTAGTATAATGAATTAAAGCCTGCCAGTGTATGGCGGGCTATTTTTATATAGGAGGGGAAGAGATGGATTTACTAATCGAAAAAGGCGACAAGCGTACTTATCTTAGTAGATATAAAGTAATTACAACCTCATTCGAAGAAAGCTCGCCATCGGTAAAACGTAATAACACGCAGATTCAATACCGAAATGGTAATGTTGATTTTGGCGGTTGGAATGAAACTAAAACGATCGATTATGTCGGCTATTATCGGGCTGACGATTTAGAAGATGAAGAATATTTACGTGAAAGAATCTATGCGCTATTATCTGATCCTGAAGGGTATTACATCACTCAATTAAAGAATGATAATGATAATAGTTTCGAGCGCCCAGGAGAAACAAGCGGCGATTATTTCGATAAACAGGTAAACCGGCCAAGTCACAAACGGTTCTATGTATATGCCAGTTCATTAGAATCTGAATTGGTTGGTTCGTATGGTGGCCATGTGTTATACAAAATCAGTGCTACGTTTACCACAATGAAATTACCTTATGGAGAGAGTGTGCCACGTGATTTAGTGATTAATAATGGAATTATTCCGTATGCCGGCACGGTGATTTGTAGTCAGCTTGAGCAAGGGTTTACAGTTGAATTTACTGCTAAAGAAGCTGGTTCAAAATTAACGATTGATGTTAATGGCACAGAATTAACATATAATGGTCAAGTATATAGTGGCGATGTTATTAAATTATCAGGATATGAATATACAAAAAACGATATTAGCATTGTAAAATCGACAAATAAGTCTTATTTTAAATTGATTCCTGGAATTGCTAATACAGTTTCTTCTAATTTGCACGGGTCAATTAAAATTTTGGGATTCCAAGACTTGTACGCATAGGAGGCGACTAATTAATGACGGTGTTCAAAGATATCAATAATAATGAATACGTTGCTGATACTGAAATAAAACTTACTGAAGGTGTCAATGGTGAGAAGTCGTTAACTGGTACGATTTATTTCGGCAATGATGTAAAGAAAAATCTTGCTAAAGGCTGGACGATGATATTCAACAACGAAGAATATGCTATCGTCACGTTCAGATATAACGACACAGATAATACAGTATCATTTTCAGCCGTACAGATGTTTTTCTACACGTTAAGCATTAAGTCATTTCATGAAAAATGGAACGGATCACACCCGTTAAGCGAATATTTAAACGCTATTTTTAAAGATACTGGCTATTCATACAACAATGAAACATCAGCAGCAGCGTTTGAAAAAGAAAATTGGGGATTGAAAGACAAATTATCCCTATTCAATGATATTATCAATCAAATTTCAGCCGAATTTGAAGTCCAGGGGACAACGGTTTATATCGAAGACAAAATTGGATCTGACCTATCAACTGTTGTTCGTCAAGGGTTCAACCTATCAACGGCTGAAATAGAAACAGACAGTAGTTCGTTCGCTACTTATGGTGTTGGCTATGGTGCACATGATAATGTTGACGACCAGACGTCACCGCGACTATCAGTTGAATATTACAGTCCATTATACGACATGTATAAAGCTAAATTCGGAACTATTGAAGCTGAACCAGTTGACGACGAACGATACACAGTTGCTGATAATTTGTTAGCTGCAGTTAAGTCTAAAGTTGACAATAGCTGGAGTTTGGCAATTACTGTATCATTGTTAGATTTACAAAATGCTGGTTATCCATATGCCATGGCTAGCGCCGGCGATTCAATTACAATTGTAGACGAATCGTTAGGATTTGAAGATGAAGTACGTATTATTAAAGTCGTCAGTTCTTATAATATTAATGGTGAACGAATTTCAGTTGAAGTTACCTGCGGTGATTTAACCATGGCACAAACGCAATCCGCAAGTTCGTCAATTGCAACGAGTAAAATCACTGACATTATGAACGGCAATTCAACATTACCTGATGCTTGGTTTAGTGAACAAATGCAATTAGCCACTAACAGTATTTTGGCTGCACGAACTGAATTAAAGTTTACCGACCAAGGGATTATTGCTATTGATACAACTGATCACAACAAGATGGTTATTTTGAACTCTGCCGGTATCGGCGTATCTACCGACGGTGGTCAAACATTTAAAACAGCTATCACTGCAGAATCTATTGATGGTCAAAATATCAACATTAAAAACCTTAATGCTAGTAACCTTAATGCCGGTGTTATTAATGGTATTACTTACAATACGGTTGACGATGATACCAAGTTTAGAATCACCTTGCAAAAAGGTATGATGGAATACTATTATGACGGTAATTTGCTTGGCGGATTATACGCTACCGGTGATCAAGCAACTGGTAAAGTTAACGGATTTGCTATTTGGAACAGCCCTGGATATATTTTCAGTATTAACCAATCTGACAAAACCGGTACGCTTTCTAAAGCTATTTTTCAAATACCTACCAGCTCTACAATTGATGATCCGGAATACAATCTAAATGGCTACGCATTGAGTAATTTAGCCACTAAGAGTAACCTTTATTCGGCTAAGGATTATTACACCGATGGTAACATTATTAGCCAGAAAAGCGACGCGTTTTGGATTCAAAACCCCAACAAAGTTATTATCAGTGGTAACGGTGGTAAAGCAAACCAGCTTAGCATTACCGGTAGTTCGGTCGATGTGCTGGGAGACTTCACTGTGTATAATGGTACTAAAAATGCTGCTAGCGTAACGAGAGACGGTGTACGTGCCACACCTGCATACGAAATGGCAGAAAACTGGTTCGGTGATATGGGCGAATCAACAACAGATGGTAATTGTGAAATAATCGTTCCGATTGATCAAATATTCGGCGACATTGTAAACACCAGCATTAAATACCAAGTATTTTTGCAAAGTTATAGTAAAGCGCATGTTTGGGTTGAAATACGCAACGAAGATGGGTTCGTTGTAAAATCTGACGAACCTAATGCTGACTTTGCATGGGAGCTAAAGGCAAAGCGCCGCGGATATGAAGGCGACCGATTGGTTAAAACTGAGATGACATTATCAGACGTGCAGAAGATTGAAGAAGGAAATGGTACAATTAGTAATGATGGATCAGACAAATATAAAGGTGGTAATGTAGATGGCAATTAGAACTTACGACATCTTGCTTGATAGCTACAATTCAACAATTCCCGAGCCAATTGTAGGACGCCAAGGTGATAAAAATGGTGCCGTTACGTTGCATATGAAAATCACTGACCGTGGAACAGCAGTTGACTTAACCGGACAAACGGTTAATTTGATTGCTACAACTGCAAACGGGACAGCGGTTGTAGCTGACAATGCTGGTGTAACGTTAACTGACGCTGTAAATGGTAAATTTGATTATGCGATTCCCAACGCGTTATGGTCTGAAGCAGGCAAGATAAAAGATGCTTACTTTTCATTAAACAATTCCGACGGCCAAGAAACGACTTATGATTTAATTTTCATGGTTAAGGCTGCAGTTGATATTACTCAAAAAAAAGCTGAAGATTACATCACTATCATTGATGGAACGATGCGTGATTTAAAAACAAAAATTGATGCGATTTATGAAGAATACCAAAACGGATCATTTTATAGTCGGAATGAAATTGATACACTTTTCACTGGATATTATACAAAAGAACAAATTGACAATTTAATTAATGGTATTACTGGTGATACAAAAAACCAAAAAATATTAGATGGATATTTTGATAATATCGTTGACGAAGTTGGTGGGCCTATTCCTGATTACTTCATTAATGAACTTAATACGATGACTTCTATTAATGACAGTACGTTTAATGTCGGATTTATCACTGATAATCACCATCAATTATCAACATATTCTCCTGGTTCTTTAACCCATTATGCAAATATTGCAGCATTAACACGTATGGTTCCAATTAATACAGTTGTTGCTGGCGGCGATAATATTAACGGGTACTATGGTAAGAACCAAAAATTAACTGAAACCAGACAAGTAACAAGTGATCTTTACGGACGGGTTAGCCATAAAACTGACGTGTTCTTTATGCTTGGTAACCACGATACTGGCAATGGTCAAAATGGAAATAGTACTCCTACAACTGTTGTGTCTGAATATCAGCTTAAAAATTATTACTTGTCTAAGTCAAAAGCGTTTGGCGAAACAAGAAATAATGACAGCCTTTACGGATTTAAAGATTATGCTGATTACAAAATTAGAGTTATTTGGCTTAATAGTTTTGATCTTCCGTGGACTTTAAAATCAGACGGAACTTATCAATATGACTTTTTGACGACTAGCGGTTATCAAGGCGAACAATTGGAATGGCTTGCTAAGTCGGCTCTAAAGTTGGAATCAAATGATTGGCACGTTATGATTTTTACTCATTGCCCATTGCCAAACACTTTTGAAGTGGCAGCTGGGCAATCACCACTAACTCAAATTAATTCGGATATTTTGATTTCAATAATTAACGCTTTTCAAAAAGGGACATCGTTAAACGTTTCATACCCTTCTCGTGAACTTCCGGTGTCATTTAATGTTGATTTTACTAGTCAAGGCAGTAGCGTGGTAATCGGATTGTTCAGCGGCCATATTCATAAAGACGGCCAGATGGTTTACAATGATATTAATTGTGTTGAAACATCATGCAGCCTATGCCATAACGGTGATACAGGACGTGTTGCTAGGACGTTAACTGAAGATTGTTGGGATGTATTTTCAATTAACAAATCTACTAGAACTATCAATGCTCATCGATTCGGATATGGCAGTGACCGCGCAATAACATATTAAGGGAAGTGAATTAATTGAAAAACGATGAAATTTATGACGTTTTAAGGAAGATTAAATCTAAATTAGATGAGCATGTTGGGAGTAACGGTACCGCACATTTACCGGCTACAGAGGATACAGCAGGGTTCATGTCTAAGGATGACAAATATTTGCTAGATGTGCGAGGTTCATTGGCAGCTGGGCTAGACGCATCAGTAAAATACGATATTTTAACTTTAGATTTTGGGCTGTACGTTAACCGTAGCTTTAATAATGCCCCTAATTCTGTTGATGATTCTATATGTATGGTAAGAATAGAAGGGTGGACAAATTACAAGTTCATCACCTTCTATTGGCTATCTGCGGGATTAACATTTACTCGTAGTATTTATTCAACAATCGATAGTGGGTGGATAGCCGGTAGAACATGGACAGCGTTCACTTTAAACAGTGGAT